AGCAACTTTCTCTCAAAATATGGAGATCACGAAAATACTGAGAGTGTGGGAGTGAATGCAAGAGAGAGTTGAATGATTATATTCTATTATGATATTAGTAGGATGTTAGAGAGTATTTGTTGTCTATTGTATGAAAAATGTTTATTCCAGCTGTTTTACAATGTGAATTGGTATCATCATTACTATTAGATGCTAAATTACAGGCAAAAAAGTCAGTTAAGACGTATTTACATTGTATTTACGATCAATATAAGATCAATTTAAGAGACAAGATACGACGATACCTTCAAAATCATAGAATCCAGCAACTCTCTCTCAAAATATGGAGATCACGAAAATAGTGAAAGTACAGTATGGGAGACTCTAATGTATTCTATTAGGATCAATTTGGTATAAGTTGGATCATATCATATGAGGTTGTAAGAAAGCATTAAACTAAGCATTTCCCAATGTCTATTAACCCACTTATCTTAGTTATATTTCCACTATTTTACAAAGTGAATTAGTAGTGTTGTTACTATAAAATGCAAAAATAATAGGCAAAAAAAGACAGTTAAGACGTATTTACATTGTATTTAAGATCAATTTAAGAGACAAGATAAGGTGATACATTCGAAATCACATAAATTGAAAAAATCGAAAATATTTTTTCAATTTATCTTGGAATATTGCCTTTATTATTTTGATGATTTATTCCACACTATCAAAGCTATTTTCTTTTTTTAGACTAACTAAGTACTCTAGTGACTCTAGTGACTCTAGTGACTCTAGTGACTCTAATGACTCTAATGACTCTAGTGTCTATAATGACTGTAGTGACAGTAGTGACAGTGATGATTTATTTCCTTCCCATACAACAGAAAGATCACAAGAATTTGACTCATTGATTTTTGCTTGTAGAAATAATTCTGTTGAATTGGCCAAAACCATTATAGATAAAAAAATAGTTAATTTGAACGGAAAAAATTGGGAAGGCAAAACTCCTCTCTCTATTGTGTGTGAAAATGGAAACGAAAAAATTACTGAACTTATTATTACTGGAGGCGCTGACCTTAATTTGACAACAAAAAACATATTATATAAGCCATATATGAGTTGTTCTCGGGGTCGGGAAAGTATGCAAGCGGGGTGTCTGGTCAAAAAATGTTCACCGTTAATGATAGCTTATGACAATAAACATAAAAATATTGTTAGTATGTTGCTACATGCTGGGGCTGATATCAACCAAAGGACAGAAACTCAAAACACCATTTTTTCTGTGGAATGTCAAAAAATGCGTAATTATAAGAGAAATCATACCAATATTAGTGATATCGATGGTACTGATGACAAAAACGGCACATCCAATTTAGAACTTTTTGTTCGTTTTGGAGCAGAAATTAATTCACTGTATTGTTCAGCTACGGGTTTTAGAGAAAAAAAAGGTGACAGAACTCCCCTTATGCTCGCAACCCTTAGTAATAGTGTTGAAACTGTTGATTTTCTCTTAAAAAATGGAGCAGATGTAACAATCAGACAACCATATTATCAATATGGTAAAAAAACAGCACTGGGAATGGCTCTTAAAGAGCCAAAATGTTACGAACTTGATGTCAAACATATTAAAATTATAAACACGTTAACTAGACATATTCGTAATTCTTTACCTGAAGACATGTTTAAGTTTGAGGACCATCCTGAAGCATTTGATGTTTTTCTAGGGGGCTGTGAAATACAAGATGAGAAATTATTAGTTTTTTTAACAGAAAATGTAATAGATTTAAATTATCAGAAAGGTGAACAAAGTATCTTGTCTGTTTCTTGCGAGAAAGGCTTGACAAATATTGTTAAGATTTTAATTGATAAAGGCGTGGATGTAAATCAATCTGTAAAAAGAGATTACTCAAATAATAGAGGGTTCTGTATGGACGGAGAATGTTCGCCGTTGTTTATCTCTTGTGAAAGTGGCAATCTTGAAATTGTCAATTTGTTGATTCAAGCCGGTGCTAAGATTAACTTTAAAACAACATTTGATGACACACCTTTAGGTGTGGCTTTTTACAGAAATAATATAGACATTTTTAAGGTTCTTATCAAATCAGGAGCTGACAAAAGTTCCATTCCCACCAGAGCTTTCGATAACTCGGAAAGGAATATGAAGATATCATGGAAAGGAATATGAAGATATCATGAAATTATTATTGTTGGCGAGTCCCTCCCATGATGATCAGTTATTTTCACTGATGCTCAATTCTTGATCACCGCGTGATGAGATACAGCAAGAAACATATACCCATGAACTCGATCGAACGTCGACTTAAATCTATGCCTATTAATCTCATGGACAGATCTACATTGATACAGACAAGCACCAACTGGATTATTTCGAGTACCACATACAGTACAACACCGGGGTCATGAATGTTGTTATACTCAGCCATCAGAAATAATTAATTTAAAACTTTGATTTTTTTTTTGTTGTAATATGACCGTTGAGGCCGAATCGCAAGCAGGGGAGCCCGCCGTTCTATGAAAACAACAGGAACGGTCGTCGCTAACATTTCCGGGGTGTGTCCCCTCAGACACACCGTGGATGAAAGTTATGTGGTGCGTGAGTGATATAGAACAATAGTAGTCGTAGATATCTTTCCACATAAAGTGAAAAATTTCTAATGGCCTGAGAATTAAGCAACTCTCTCTCAAAAAAATACCGAGAGTGTGGCCCGGGGCGTATAAGTGTAAGAAAGTGTTGAGTGATTTATCGATTTCTAATCGTGTCATATTATAAGTAGGAATATAAGAGAATTGGGTACTAAGTATCATTTTCACAAAATATGAAGATCACGGAAATACTGAGAACACTATGTGGTGTGAGAGATTCATCGACCTTTGAGAGACTCTGATGTATCCTATTATGATTGAATATAAGTGAGCGTAAGAGTAAGTTGAACGTTCTTATCTTTCTTTGTTATTTTCCACCATTCCGCAATATGGAACGGTATCATTATTACTATTAAAGTCTTAAATAATAGGCAAAAGAGACAGTTAAGACGTATTAACATTGTATTTACGATCAATTTAAGAGACAAGATACGGCGAAAGTTCAAAATCATAGAATCCAGTAATTCTCTCTCTCAAAATATGGAGATCATGAAAATACTGAGAGTGTGGTGAGTAAGAGCGATTCATTAACATCTAATAGAGTTTGATGTATGATATTAGAGAGCGGTTGTTGTCTCTTGAATAGTGATGCGTTTATTAAGTTTTATAAAATGAATTAGTATCGCCATTACTATTAGAGTCTTAAATTAAGGGCAAAATAGTCAGTTAAGACGTATTTACATTGTATTTACGATCAATAAAAGATCAATTTAAGAGACAAGATATGGCGATAGCTTCAAAATCATAGAATTTGGCAAATCTTTCTCCAAAATATGGAGATCATGAAAAATGCTGAGAGTGTGCGATGTGAGAGATTCATTGATCTCTGCGAGACTTTGTTGTATTCTATTAGGATTGATAACATGAAGTCGTAAGAAAACATTAAGCCAAATATTTCCAATGTCTATTAATCCACTGTTTACTTTGTAAATTAGTAGCGTTGTTACTATAAGATGCTAAAATAACCGGCAAAAGAGACAGTTAAGACGTATTTACATTGTATTTACGATCAATAAAAGATCAATTTAAGAGACAAGATACGACGATACCTTCAAAATCATAGAATCCAGCAATTCTCTCTTAAATATGGAGATCACGAAAATACTGAGAGCACAGTATGGGAAACTCTGATCTATTCTATTAGGATCGATTTGGTATAAGTTGGATCATATGATATGAGGTCGTAAGAAAACATTAAACTAAGCATTTCCCAATGTCTATTGAGCCACTTATCTTAGTTATATTTCCACTGCTTACTAAGTAAATTAGTAGTATTGTTACTATAAGATGCAAAAATAATAGGTAAAAGAGTCAGTTAAGACGTATTTACATTATATTTACGATCAATATAAGAGACAAGATATGGCGATAGCTTCAAAATCGTAGAATCCAGTAATTCTTTCCCAAATTATGTAGAATCCAGAAATACTGAAAGTGTGACATGTAATCGAACGTAAAGATAGTTGAGTGATTCTGCAATCTCCAAGAAACTATCCTATTAGGATATGAGAATGCAAGAGAACGTCAAGTGATAAACATTCTTTTGTGATTAGTAAGTGCAGTTATTCTCTACCGTTTCATAACTGTAAAATAGTATAGCTATTACTATAAGATAATGAAATATCAGGCAAAAGAGACAGTTAAGACGTATTTACATTGTATTTACGATCAATATAAGATCAATTTAAGAGACAAGATATGGTGATTGGTTCAAAATCATGAAACTGAGTAACTTTCTCTCTAAATATGGAGATCACACAGAAAATACTGAGGGCGCGGCCCAGGGAGTATAAATGTAAGAGACTATTAAGTGACATGCATGTTAAGAAACCATTCTTAGTTGATTACCACCGTTTCGCAAAATGAATTAGTATTATTATTACTAATAGACTCTTAAATAGTGGGCGAAAGAGACAATTAAGACGTATTTACATTGTATTTACGATCAATATAAGATCAATTTAAGAGACAAGATAGGGTGATACCTTCAAAATCATGAAACTGAGTGACTCTCTCAAAATATATAGAAATGCTAAGAGCGTGGCGTAAGAGAGGAAACCGTTGAGTGATTTGCCCCCTAAATAACACCTATCCCCTGTGTAGATAACCGACTACCCTGGCACAAATTACGCTATTGTAAAGCGCCAGCTGGCATCTCCGCCACTCCGCTTAGCAAGATTTGCCTATTGTTCTGGAATAAGTTTTTTGGTTCAAAGGGTTTATCTATGTCCCTTAGATAAGGGAGGTTGTGGAAGTATACTTGATCGTGACGTAAATGGTGTTCGTAATATCCTAATAAAAAACACTACACGGAAGGTTTTACTGAAATTGAAACCGAAGTTAGTAATGTAAAAGGATATTCTTGCCCTGTGCTCAAAGGGCAAGTAAAAACTGAGTTATAGGTAGTTACGGGGAAAGGCACTAATTACTTATAGCTTCTGGAGCGGCGGCTCCTCTTTTGAAGGTATTGTTCTCTATAGTCGGGGATCAATGTCTTTGGTGTCCTCTTCACCAAATACGAAATCGACCAACAGTTTCACGTACTGGCTATTCTCCTCAGTAATCCTCTCTTTCGGAGTCTGTAACATCTTTAGACCGAGATTGTAGTCCCGAATTGAGTTCCTGACCTTCTTAGCAATATTCTTTTGCTTGACCAAGTTGGTATAGTGACGTGGCTCCTGGTAATTATAACCGTAAATGATGCTTAGATAGCGACTGTTTCGAACCTTCAGGAAGGGGGCGTAATTCAGCTCTTCAGGATAGTGATTCGGCTTGATAACCACTCCTTCATAGTCGTCACCTGTCAGCTGGTCATAGAATTCTCGAGCCCACTTAAATGATACCTCGGCGTTCTCTCCTTCTAGGTTGAGAAGATGGTGCTCACGTAATACCGTGTCATCCGACACGAGTGTAAATATTTCGTTTTGGGAAAGATGGAGAATGTCATTCGGATAAAAGGGAACTACGTTACCGGTCTCGCAAGTTCCACTTACAGTGGAACGGGCCCCAGTTCCATCATTGGCGGGACTTTGAAAAATCACCTTCAGAATATTGAAAGGCTTGAAGTGCAGTTCCGATTGAGCACCGAAGATTTCAACTTGGCGATGGTAGACACTAGCCTGCTCTTTTTCGTGCGCTAGATCGAATTGTACGCCTTGTTTCTGGAGCAAAAGGACACTTTCATAGGTACCAAATGTGGCATCACCGAAATCCTTTTTCAGGTCACTCTTTTTGGTATTATGAGACTTGAGTCCAAATCCGGAGTCGTGAACTTGCTTACACGTTTTGCCAAACAACTTTGGAAATCCAGTTTCCCCTAGTATATCTAGCTCTTGATGAAGACAAGTGTCAATGACACGGAAAGTGTTATCAATAAGTCCACCACCTAGGGCCGACCATGGCATCAGTTCACCATCCACGATTAACTGTTTGATCTTGTGCTCTTTGATGAAAGTGTCGAGTCGAGCAAGTAATGGCCGATAGATTCTCTCCATCATTTGCTCATGTGGTACCTTGTTTTCGGAAATTTTATAGCCGTTTCGGCTAACACTGAAACTGTTTTCTGGATTCTCAGCATCCAGATAGACGTTACAGCGAGAACCCATATACTTAGTCTGGATTACTACCTCTTTGACTCCATGGCGCTGATAATAGAGAAGTCCTTGCTCCAGACTTTCTAATATTCCCCCCGTCTCATCCTTATTAGCCGGAGAGATGGTGCCAGAAATGAAGTTGATCTGGTTTCGAATGAGGTGCCTAATTCGTCTCTGATTATCAGGACTCAAGGTTGCTAGTCTGCCATTAATACCTTCGGATGATGCTGTAACAGTGGCACTTGGTCCAGTATTATCTTCCTTCTTCTCTCTCGGAAGCTGATGAGGGACTCCCTCGGCTGGAGCCTGTGTTCCCAAGAAGGATTGCTTGACAAAATATGGCTTACCAGGAGTAAACCTCTTACCGAGCCAAACTCCAGTTAGATAGTTACCATGAATACAACCAGTATCAAGGCCAATCCGACTGTTACTTTCTACAGTCCCGAAATAAGGTTGGACCAGGGCCGCATGGCCAAATATATGGTAAGGATAACAGACTGAATCTACTTTACTTTCACAATTTGTACCAATAATTTGGTAGAACTGACTCCAGAATTCCTTTTGTCGGTCGAGGTGACAGTAGGACTGAACCTTAAGAGACTGCCTGTCTAGCTTTCCTAATCGGCGGTGAGGACAGGGGGCGTGAGTGACAATAAATGATTTGGAGACAGTGTCTTCTGACCGATACCACAGGAAGGGTCGCATTTTTTCATAGAGCCAGAGGAATTTATTTTTCGTCTCGAGGTCCACTTTCATTTCGAAATAACTATTGAAATGGTCCCGGAGAAGAGTTCCATCATACTGATGTTCTGTCCGCTTTCCAGTTAGGAGACCATGAACCGTTTGCTCGTGGTTTCCGACTACAATGTTGATAAGGTTGTCGTCTCTTTTGAGGTTCCGATAGAAAAAATCTACTGTCCCCTTAGTATGGGCTCCCTTGTCAATGAGATCACCCACTAGAACGATTTCGCTGCCATTAGTCTTGGGTCCAGGTCTCACTATCCCTTCCTCGTCGATGACAAATCCGGCTTTTCGAACTAAAGCTTGGAACTCCTCCAGACATGTATGGAGATCTCCTATCACGAAATAGGATCTGTCAGCATTCAGCTTCAGGCTCCGGTAGAGGTCCCAGTCTCCCAGTGTCAGACCGTCCAAGTTGACGGTGTGATCCTTGAGATAATGTTTGGCGTGAACGGTCAGACTCTTCAACTCGGTCATGGCTCGACGGTATTTGATAACGTGTTTGGTGATCAACTGTTTGTCTCCCCCGTGGGAAAAGTAGTCCTTCTCAGTGTAGTTGAAAAAGATCAGGTCAAGATTGTAACTATTCTTTTGGCAAATATCACTGATGTTCTGGCGGAAGTCGGGGGACAATCCAGTCGAATCAATAATGATAAAGTGGGCATTGACTGGGAAACTGGTTAGACTCCCTAGCAAGTGATAGAGAAGGTCGAAAGCCTGTTTGCTGACCTCCAACATGGTTGTTTGAAGTTTGTCAAGATCCGGTCGACCAATGAGCGTTCGGCGTATATCATCAGTTGAGAGATACTGAATATTTGCTTCTCCCGAAGTTAACTCTTGGAGTTTAGGGACTAATTTCGTCTTAGAGAATGTGGTTTTCCCGCAGTGATGGGGACCGACCAATAGAAAAACTGTATGAAGTTGGACCGTATTCATCGTATAGAGATACTTGAATTTCATAATTCCTAAAATTTTTAGTAAATTTTTTCATGTCTTTGCCCCATAAATTTATAAATACCGAAAAAATGGTCGGAACCCTCAGAAGTATAATTCGCAGGGTTGCTTAGGTCTATGTTTCGGTACAGATATAATGATTTTTTTTGTAAGTACCACGTTATTCGGAGTCTGGTTCATCTCTAGAGCCAATTGACTCCAAAAATTAAGTTAAAATTCCCCATCATCTCAAGTAACCAGTTAAAACGACAGGTGGGACCATTGAATGGAATAGTTAGAAAAAATAGATTTGTAAACGGTGTCAAATGCTTATGTATCCGAAGATGGTTGTATGTCTAGCACCAATTATAATTCTGTTAAAGAGTATGACAAGGAACACTGATCGTAGCGCAAGTTGGCTGAACTTCCTTTTCTTTGTATTTTCTGTTTGGATAAAAAAATTCCAAAAATTGTTAATTTTATCACCACTCCAAGGTAACGTTCAATTATGGGAATCATTCGTCTCCGTTCTACCAATCCCAAGTTTGGGTTCGTCATTTTCAAAAATCCGTCAACTGGACTCCTAGTCAAGGAAAACAAAGTAGGACACATGTTTGGCTATTATCCTCTTGTTAAAAGTGAAGAAGGTGCAGTTAACGAGAGTGAATATGTAGTCTATTTCCGAGACGGATTCAACCGAGTCTCCTATCAAACTACTCCCGACTCTAGTTTTGATTATATCAACGTCCTTCAATACGCTAGTCCACGGATCCTGTTGGACACTAACCGTCAATTCTTCCGATCGACATTGAACAAGGCCCAACCTGACGATGAGGACAGTGTTTACGAGAATAGCGTCGTGTCGGAATTTTGCAAAATTGACTTTAATGTCAAGAGACTGCACCACTTCCCACTCTATTTCACCGATGTCCAATTCGACTTCCATCACCTCAAGGGACAGGTCTATCGTGTCAGTCTAACTACCACGCGCTCACTGCATTATCTTCTTAATCTAGCTGACATACTATTTATGTACATCACCCTCATGAATAGTGACTATTATGAGCGCCACGAGAGCCAAACTGAGGCCCTGATCAAGAGCATGAATATTATTGGTGCCGATTATTACATTCGTTATCTAGTCAAGAACCGGATGATTACTAGTCCGACTGTTTTCGAGAAGTTCAAGCCACTTTTGGAGCAGTCGCAGGGGACCGAATCTGTCCAGATGTGTTATGGCAATACTCAAACCCAGCGCCTTCAACACCTACAGGGACTGCTCAGTTTCTCCAGGTGCATTGTAGATATTGGGTGTGGTGAGGGATCATATGCCGTGCCTTATTCTAGGAAACTTAAAAAGGTTGACAAGACCTACTATGCGATGGATGTTGATGCTGATCCCCTGGCTACCCTAAATAGAAAGGTAAAAGATAAGGGATTGGAAAATGTTAAGACTTTCGGGTCACTAGAAGAGTTGCTAAAGGGCTATGGGGGCGAAGAGTGTGATCTAATTATCACTGAGGTTGTTGAACATATGGATCGGGAACCGGGTCAACAGTTACTCCGAGAGATTCTGAATAAGTTTAACTGGAAGAGCGCTATTATCACCACCCCAAACCGCGAATTTAACCAATATTATATTGGTTTGGAGGGATTTCGCCACAATGATCATAAGTGGGAGGCGACTAGAGTGGAATTTAGGGAGTACATGGAGAAGGTCTTGATTAATGTAGCCCCTACAATCAAAGATGAGTCGCATAGCCATCATCTTTCAACTGAATACCTTGATATTGGAGATAGGGTGAACAGAATACCGATTACTCAAGGCTGTTTAATTGTTAGGAACTGACAGAAGAGATTATCTTTCTTTTAGATACAGATGTTAATAGCAGGAGACACAGTTCGTAAATTTCCGTTGTTGGTTAGTAGTGTTGTCTTTCTTTCGATGTTTTATATGTCTATGATGGGTTCCAAATATATAGCGAAGAACCAGAATTCGAACCTGAAATGTAAAACGTAGTGACTTAAAAAAGTGGATAGTTCAAGACTTGGTGGATAAGAAAAGTGAAGAACACTAGTTACTGAAGGGATCTAGTGAAGAGCCATACCCCAAGGGCTGTCACAAAATCTATCTAGTAACTAGTGGAGACAACTATAAAAGAAGTCTAGAAAAAAAATGATCGAAAATTTTAAATAATGTGTTATTATAGTTGTGTCCTACATATATTGATACTGCTGATCGAACGTCGCGAGGGCGGATACCCTGGAGAGGGAACCATGTTTATTACCTCAAGAGCCTATAGTGTGTACCACAACGTGACTCTAGTTGCGTTTCCGAGCAGTTGCTCATGGTTATTGTTAAGCCAATGACGCCAACTGGCCAATGTCATCACAAATACTGAGTTTGATAACGGTTGGAAGGTTGGTCAACTCAACCGAGTTTTGTGTTTTGGGATTGATTATTATGTAGATTACCGAAATCATGTAAGTCATTAGGGACAACATGACAGTCATCTTCGCGAAAATTACCGAAATATTTACAAGGAGTTGGGTTGGATTTTGGAACAACAGATCTGGAAGGGTCTGGGAGACGTGTTGAGCTGTTAATCATGCCCTCGGCAAAAAACTAAAAAGTTTGAAATAGTATAAGATCCATGTTGTCGACTAATTATCAAGAGTTTTTCCAAAAGCTTGATAACATCAACAGTGAATTTGATCAGAAAATGAAGAAACAGGATGAACAGGCTTCATCTTCAGATATGCAGAATTTCGCCAAAAAATGCAAAAGGACGTCCAAGAGCATACAGAGAAGTTCAGTCAGAGGATACGTGAATGCGATCGTGAGATAAAAGAAACTTCGGCACAACTTTATAAGATATCCAATAGTGCCCAAGATATAAGAAATCACCAAAATCTTTGGGGTATCACTGAAAGTAGCATGCGTTGTACCAAAAATATGTAGGCAAACATGCTGTTTACTAGTACCACAAAAGCGTCCACGTGAAGAAAAACAGGTTCCTATTCAAGCAAAAAGTCAAAGTTGTGGCGTCACACATGACAAATGCTTATTAGCGTCTTTATCTGTTGATTGTTAATCTTGTTGGTTTGTCAAAACAGCCATACCCATTCCTTAAAAAAGAGGCTTGCCTTTGGACAAGCAATATTGCCCCCGCTAGTATTGGAGATGAGCTTTTCAGTGATTGGTTTGTTTGACTCCTAGTCTTCGTTAAAATTGACATTGATAGATTTACCGACTTTGACCGTATGTAAGACCGATTTTAATGATGTCTCAAGTTTTCCGCAACTTCTTTCGAAATATGGTTGGTATATTTGATTGTTTATTTTGAATCAATTTTGGATCAATTTATGATCAATATTATTTAAGAATTATAATGTTATAAATAATATATAAAAAATGCCAAAGGCAGATAATTATGAATGTCCAAGGTGTGGTTATTGTAACCAATGGAAAAGAAATATGAAAAGACATTTTTATGAACTAAAAAACCCATGTTCTAACCGAAGAAATCTAGAGTTGACCGACGATATTAAAGAATTTGTACTAAAGAATCGACACTATTATCCATCACATTCTGTTACTACCCAGAGTTCTGAGCCAAAACAAATAACATATAACACGAATAATACAACCAATAATAATTTTGTTAATGGTATGGAAACCTTAACGAAATTAGGACATTACCTGGGTTATAACAATAAATCAGTAACTGATATTAATGATTTTGTCGAATCACAACATCAGCCAACAGTAGATAAATTGGAAAATGACGAGTTTCGGTATCCTCATTTGATTAATTCAGAAAAATTTTTGACGTTAATTGATGACATGGTCAGAAGCAATGAAAGAAACCATGAAGAAATGAATATCATTTATGATGAAATGTTAGATCGAATCAAAATTTATTGTGATGATGAATGGGAAAGTTATATGGTAGAATCGGGTATGCGACGAATTGTAGAAATTCTTCGTACTAATTATCTTGACCCTTATGAATGTTATCTTTACCGAAAATTATTTGCAGACAAAAACATCAATGGTTACCAATTAAACAATGTTAGGATAAAATTAGAGGAATATTATCAGTTCTTGTACATCTTCGGTCAACATCCCTATGTTTATGATAAACCAATTAGTTACGTTGTAAATAACTATAAGACCGATAATCCTGATGAATTTAGGGATTTTGGAATGAAAAAGTATGATCAAATACGCAAAGATTTAGCTAAAACAGAAATGGCACATACAAAAAGGCAAGTTTTGGATATTATTAAACGTAATCATAAGGTAAATTTAAAACGATTAAATGAAACCATCCTGGAATTGATAAATATTGACGAGGAGTTCAAGGTTAATATACTGAAATCAACTTCTATTTCGGTGTAACCGAGAAATTGTCGTCTTGTCACCAAAGAAAATTAATTGAAGAGTAATCACTAACCATTGGTTTTGTAACATGCACGTGCGTACTGGATTAACTAATTTTCTTTGATTGGTGTTTATAGCGAAAAATTCTCATATTATCTATGAAATAAACCAAATACTATGTTCTTGCTGGTTTTATCCTCTTGTTTCGTGTTAGCTATTGATACCGGTAATTCAAGTACAATCGGTCATAATATCACAGATTATCTTCAAAAGAGAAAATACTATGGAGGTTCCACGGCTACGAACATTGCCATTATGAATAGTAATAATGCGGCGCTTATGGATAGTAGTAGTTGTGAAACCACATATTGTATGTGAATGCACAATTGCCTGCGTTGCGTGTGTTCTCGGTCATATCACCAATATCAGCTGTAAGTGTGATCAGTTTCATGTCACTTTTCAGTATTATAGGCCTTAGTCTGGTATGTATTGTGTATTTCTGGTGTGGTTATACAATTTATCCAGGTGACCTGGTCAAGTATTACATATATATATAACTCAGTTGCAAAGCTGTGACCTCTAGAGCTAACCGACCCGATTATTACTAACTTTGATTAAAAATATACACCATCTCTTAGAAAAAGTGGTATGGTCTGATGTGAGATGAACAAAGTAATAAGTAAGACTTTGTTCAAGATTGTGCCAGAATAGGCGTCGAAACCCTATTCAGTATTTCTTGATGATCGTGAATATGTTCACGTGGGTTATAGAAGTCTCCAATGTAATATCCATTAACTGAGACGTGTCGTGCGAAATAGAGAGAATGCTCAATAAATTTTATCAATATACTAGGACTTCTGACCACGGCAACACCTCTTTCGAATTGGTCCTTGATGACAAAACTATCACCAGTTAAATCACTTTGTTTATCAACGTTAATATAAGTATGTCCACCGTCTCCCTTATAAGAACACGTGATCTTGACAAGATTTCCGGTACCATAAATTTCATGTTCACTCCTATCACTATTAATTCGAATCAATGGCGGTGGCATGCTTTGGAAATATTCTTCATTGGTTGCGATTTCGGCCAAAAACTCCAAACTGAATCGGACCAAATTCTCAAACTCTTTTTGACAACCCACCATAAATGCACCAACTGACATCAAAATATCTCTATCAGATCGATCATGTGGAGATGGTCGACCGTAATTTAAGTAAGATGGATATGTATAATCGTTAGTTCGAAGAACAGTGACACCACGTTGATTACACTGTTCTTTGAAATAACCATTAGCACTGAGAGAATTCATCAATTCATCAAGGGAATAATGACTATAGGTAGTATCAGATGTGCCTCTAAGTGAAAATGTATTGGCATGTTTGTCAAACTGAACTAGTTTGTGTAAACGTTTGAATCGGTTGATTTCTAAATAGTATGACATTTTACTCTTCCCAATGATAAATCATCAAAAACTTGCAATTTTTTCTCCAATCAAATGGTGGCCACGGAACTTTTAAACACTATCCATAATTGGTGCCCTGTATACCTGAAACCATTAGGCTAAATTGACAAAGACATATCATAATACTAAAATCGTCACCCCTGTCCGGCGACAATTCGGGTACTTATTATCAACCCTCTCCAACTTGACTCGTTGATATTGATTATTTTCTCTAAGTGGTCAACCTTGGTTTGAACCTTCCTTCCCATCTCTTACTATATTGTATTTTGGGCTTGCGAATATAATGATTAGGTTATTTTTAAACTGGGCAATTTGCACCTTGACCACCACTGGCAACGTGAGGCTCTTCAGATTAATGAAAGATACCTAAACTACTACACTGAAATTAAACTCAACAGTCTACTGAAAACTGAACAAAACGCCCTTACCGGACTTATAAATACTTTCGTCAAAGAAGGTGGTAATTATGCCATTAAAAGTCGTATGGGCACCGGGAAAACTCAACTACTGAAGAAAATCATCCAGACACACTTTATGGATAAGAAAATCCTTTATCTCAGTCATCGTCAAACCTTTACACACAATATTGTCGGCAGTTTCAAAGAACTTGGCTTCACCAGTTATCTAGAAACCAAAAGATGTCTACTCGATTTCGAACAACGATTAGTATGACAAATTGACAGTCTACAACACCTAATCACACCAGATAAAGAACTTATGCACTATGACTTTATTATTCTCGACGAAATCGAAAGCCTCCTAGCTCATCTCAGCAGTCCAACTCTATCAACTAAGAGAAATATTGTGTGTTTGATTATCCAACAACTACTTAAAAATGCTAAATGGGTCCTTAGTCTAGATGCCGATTTCGGACAAAGAAGTTATGAATTTCTTTCCCTACTTCTTAGTCCACCAAAATTAGTCATTAATAACTGCCTTACTACTAAAAGAAAGTTTCTATTTACCAGCAAATATGAAACCAGATGTCACCAGTTACTAGAAGATATCAAAAACAAAAAGAACGTTGCCGTTGTCTGTCTCAGGGCATTTTTTTTGGGTAGCCAATTACCAAAGTAAGTAAGATAGTGTTAGAGTTGGGAGTAGTGTTGCTTTTCGCCATTGATGTTTAAGGTGTAGGTGCAAAACACATTGCAGCAACAACAGGTGCACTAAGACCACAACTAGTGGTCACGCATGGGACAAAAAATGGTCCAGAGAAAAAACATGGGCCGGCACAAGCTCCAAGAGTTGCAAGACAGGCTAGTGGACCAGCCTGGACAACGGTAAAGAGACAGAGGAAAAATGTAAAGAGAATATTCATGTTGTGTTTGTTTGTTCTCTTTTGCTCTTCGCTAGATAATTCCTGTTTCCAATTTCAAATTTGGTTAATTTTTTTTGTGTAAATATAAAGTTTTTTTAGATAACACTGGTTCACCTAATTTTATGTTGTCACGAAAAAACGATTCTCTTTTTTATTGTATATAAAAAAATGATTTTCTATTATAAATTATAATATGGGCGGTAAATCATCAAAACCAGATCTCTCAAAAGTATTTGAGAGTGGGAGATCACTTAGCTATTATTCGTTATGTTGTTGACGAAGAGGCCACCAGAAAGCGTAATGACAAAGGTAATGGCCGTTATACTGATCTTTTGGCGCTGAGGCGCGTCGTTTACCCTTATCACATAGATGTTGTCAATTTCGACGATAATACCTTAATTATTCGTGGTAAGGAATATAAGTATGACCCAAAAAATATGCGACAATCAACTGAATTTTCATTCAAGACCGATACAAAGATAGTCGGCGTATATCCATATCCAACTCAATGTTTGCGAAATAACTGCGTATAAAGTAGATTTGTGCAATTATAATATTTTTTAGATAACATTGGTTCGCTGAATTTTATGTTACCATTTAAGACATACTCTTTAACATTGGTCTTCAATTAACGGAAGATTATTTTGAGAAAAGCACAAGATTACTAATAACGCTTTCGCTTTCCTAACTGTTTTTCTTTTATCCTAATTCCATGTCTTTATTAGCGTGTTAAATCCTTCAATTTGCTTACTTTTGTGATCTGCGAAAAAATCTAAATAGGCTTCTAATGTCAGTTGATCTTCAACCTTTTTTCCGAAATTATGTGAAGCCAGTGCTTGCTCTAAAAGAAATTCTTTTGTTATGGGTTTCATATCAGTCATAAGCTTTCCACTCAATACTTCAATTGAGCCCTTATAGCCGCAATAACCACTACCCACCTGACATCCTAAGTTTTGAGTATCATATAATAGCCGTAAGATCTCTAAATCAACATTTCCGTCACTATCAATTTTGTCTAGTAGTTCAACTAACTGATAATCTGACAGTAAAACGTAACGTCTTTGATATTCATATTCTCCTGTGTCCGACTCAGCATCACTACAATAACCATCATGTTCAACAGCCCTGATTTTAATAATTACCTCCAACTTGGCTGCATTATTTGAAACTGGAAACCATGAACTATTCATATAAATAGTATCAATTACATTAAGATAGAAACCACGACATCTGTTCTCACTCATTAAGTGTTCCCAGCTATTATCACGTTTAGTACAAGTAATTTCAAGTACATCAATCGTGTCCTTAATATAGACATAATCGTCCGAGTCGCACATTATCTCAGTAATAATATCAAAAATATCTTTATTTTTTTTATATAATCAGACACTATAAACTCGACTTGCGATAATATAATTTAGATAACACTGGTTCACCAAATTCTATCTTATAGGAATTTCTTTGTACATGAATGCCCGCTACTTGAAAAAATTGAATAAATTAGATATAGTTAAATAAATGTCAATTTAGATCTAATATTACAGAACTTTCTCTAGGGCAGATATCCGATGACTTATTATAGTCAAGATAAGATTTCGGAAGCAATTCCTAATAGATCTAGATATTGCTGGTGAATATGCAAAATGGTCACTGACTGAATTCCTTGAACGGCTATAAATGGATTTTGAAATATATTTTAGATAACACTGGTTCTGCGATTACTTCTTGGTTATCGAGGGAGTGAAATTCCTACAAAGATATAATAGGAGAATCATCTATCTAAACTTAATTATTCAACTCATTATGTTTTTAAGTCCCATTTCATCGGTTCGAGACGAAAATGCAAGCACCACCTATAGCTACTCCACACATGACTAACACTAAAAGTACAAGACCAGTGATAATTAACTCTCTTTCGGAACGCCCGACAAATGTTAAATCACAACATTTCGCATCTTTACCGATAATCGATTCACATGTAGTGCAAACGAGATCATTTTTACAAACCTCGACTACGGATCCCCCTTGATCGGTGAATTTGAGGACATTGTCTTCTCGATTAAAAAAAGGATCGAAATCAAGATTGGTGCCAACGCACGGTTCCAGGCATTCGCAATCCGACAGTATACTTTGTCCTTGTAGAATTTCAAGTTCACTATCGGAATGTGTGGTCTGACAAACATCGATTTTAGAATTACGGCAACGATTACTACGCTTGTCTACAACATACCTAGCGTTCACTAACGTTGACAGGAAAATGAGAAACGTAATGTAGGTAAAAGCTGACATTCTGATGATCGAATCACAGATATAAATCAAGAATTTTTGTAATTTTTTTTGTGGTTGTCACCGGATTAACAGAGAAAAACTGAAATACGGATATGATGAAGAATGTACCGTCGAGGATACCACAAATAAAAGGGGAGTATATTTTTCAGGCGCTTATGGGTGAGGCTGGCAATTTGAAGTCAGCGAGGTGACTTTGGTACTGAAAATGTCAAAGTAAAATAAGTGTAACTAATGAATCGAAATCAACACAAACTTTTTGGGACCCTTTGAACGGTCCGTTACATCACGAACACTATAACCTTTACCCATCAAACGACTATTCATTCCGGTCCAAAAATCATATGACAGACCTGCTTCCACACGCGACAAACGATCATGTGGAAATACATACTCGCCCTTCTCTTTCCCCTTGTCAACACGCATCCTATCATAACGACCAAACAACACTGTATTCACACCCAAGCCGCGTAAATCCATATCATCTGGAATTGACTTTTCAAATTGCCAATAGAACTCACTCTTACCATCATTCACCATTCGTGTTACAATCGTAACCACCTCCGACATTAAGTAAGCACTCAAATTATCATTGGCGCTTTTCAACTGGTCCAAAAACGCCTTGTAGCCATCCTGGGCGTGTTGATTCCAGGTACGACGTTTCTCAGCACGACGTTCCAATGCTTTCTCATAACGACTATCCGAACCACCACGAATCTCACTAATAGACGGCGGTGAATCCATTTCAGTTGTAACAGGATACACGCGCTTGCTATTGCTACTGACCTTCTTTCCAATAGGCTTCTTCTCATTAGTTTTTGGAGCTTTAGCAGACATCTGATCCGACTCAGTCTGTGACTGATAGCATCGCGACTCAGTATTTTGAATTGGATCAGGAACACTAACCGCGGAAGATTCATGTCCCTGATCCATCATAGGAATGCTAATTGGTACAGTCACTGGGACACTAACAGGTGCAGTCGTCACATTAATGGTCTCCTGGGAAACAGTCACTGGAATACTAACGGGTGCAGTCGTGTTGGTCTCCTGGGAAATAGCCACTGGGACACTAACGGGTGTGGTCTCCTGGGAAACAGCCATAGTAGATGCCATGTCAACAGATTGCCAGATAATTCTTAGTTTTTTAAGAACTTTCGGCAATTTTTTCAGCTTACAACTTGCGAATAAAGTAAAGACACAATAACTTCATAGCAATCAACGTATCTTGGTGTTACAAAAACTACTTGTGCTGATCTGACACACTCCCAAAAAGAGAGAGTTAAAATACCTCCGAAAGCAAAGCAAACTTCACTTGTTTTGCAACCTAGCGTCCACATAATTCGCTATGCTCTCTAGACTTAGTTGGCTCTGAATATGTGGTGTTCATATCTATAATATCCTAAAAATTTGGGAAAACTTTCTTTGGTAGTATCATCTCTTATAGGTGGGAAATTCATTTTTAATTAACGATGAACACAAAGTTATTTTATTTTTTTCTTTTGAAAGTAATCTTTTATGAGTATCGAGCACGCTTTGCACTAACAAAGTTGGTGCGAAGTCCAAGTGACACAATTTACGGTTTTCAAAGAGAGGTTCGCCGTTTTAGGGCTTTGCTAGTATAGTTTCATTTACTATTGTCTTCAGACCAAGAGAGAATACAAAGTAAGTAAGAACAAGACACAATACCTTATTTGTGTGACACCATCTTGCAGTGAACACAACTCAACATATCACATCTATTACCACTCACAGCACGAGGGCAACACCATACACATGCACCGCAATCCACCATATCCTCCATCAACCAACCACTACCGTTACTATGAAACCAATAATAACTACCACAAATCATTATTGCGATGCACACAAAACACACAGATAATCCATTCAAACATCCATCATTTTTTTTCAATACTGGGAATGTTACACGAATTTGGGTGATACCCGTATATATGACTACGTACAAATCTATGTGGTTTATATTTTACAGAATCGTGACCCCAATGTATCACTCCGGTTTTGAGTTGCTCTAAATAAAATTGATCCTCGTATCGTTCTTTACATCCACATAAACCCATTTCAAAACCAACTTACTAATAGTATTTATCTCATTTTTTTCACTTTATACCAAAATAATGATATGGGTAATACCCAAACAAGCCCGTGATATGGATATTATACACGAGCCCAAATCTATGAAATGAGTATTACCCAATCACACGAATAGTATTCACAAGTCAATGTGTCGCCACATATGGTATTCGCACCATTGGAGACAGTGGCATATGTCACCGAAATCATGATATGGGTATTACACAATACATATACTAACGTGTGATATGGGTAATACCCGTTTACCATATACAAATCACTGTAGTGGTACGGGTGAATATATCCTTTCTTTTCTAATTCTGAATTCGCATGACACTCTAGTTTTGAGTTATTTCAATTCACATTGGATAATGACAAAGTAGAGAATATGTCACATTTTGAAAAATTACCATTATCACTGAATATCTTTGTTTGTTTAGTAGTCAATCACTAAACTAATTTCGACCCGGTTCAAAAGTTAAATCAAAAAACCCATGTTCACATCTCACATTAATAAAACGGCGGCATTCTTTCTGCGGGACGAAGAAATACATAACTTCAAAATATTCAACTTTCTTTTTTTCATAGCATACAAACAAGTCCACTCATTCCATGAGCATCCATTTTCTAGGGCCCATTTCAAAATTTTGAAATGGTTGTTTCTTGCAGCATATACAGTTGTCCATTCATCCCATGGACAACAATTATTTCGTGACCATTTCAAAATTTTCAATATATCCAATTCCGAGTCCATTATTTCCCTCAATATAAGCTTATTTGTCTTGAATGCATACTTTTCAACATAAATAAGAGCATCATCTGGGATACTTATAAGACCTAGTTTAGGTCCGTACTCCAAAAATCTCAAAATATTCTCTAGATTCGAAAAATATAATCCACCTGTCTGACAAGATCCATTAGGGTTAAATTGTAACGTATCTTCGTTTATACCTAAACGATATATAAAAGAATGATGCACTAAATCTTTGGAAAGGAATTTATAGAAAACATTTCCAAATCTTTTTTTGAACTCGACTCCAGTGATGGCCATCTTTTAGTTAAATTGTTAAAAAACTATTCATTTTTTAATCCTGTATAACACATTATTCACCAATTCGAAATTCGGAACAGAAACTATCAGTCAGTTGGATGAAAAAATCGAAATAAAAATCTACAATTATCTGAAATCTCACTTCATATTCGACGCATATATGCAAACACAAAATCACATAACATCAACGCCTCCCACAAATAATAACACCAGTTGTCTTATTTGTTATTTACCACCTACAAGTAATAATCCTAGAATTGACCTCACGTGTTGTCCACAAGCCAAAGTGTGGATCCATAAGAACTGCATGGAAGATATGTTCCGATTTGACCAACAACATCAATGTCCTCATTGTAGACGACCAATAACCGTAAAAACTGTTAAAGATTTGTCCAAAAGACGACATTATCGTTGCCAATGTAACCCTTATTTCTGTTGTGTCCCATTGGTCAAAATAGTAGTCCTTATTATATTTTGGATTACAGGCATAATTCTTTCCATTGTTTTATTCGCATTTATGGAAAGCAACTATGATAGTATTTATGAGCAATGTAATCCTATTTGTCAAAATGAATACAAAAATACTGCAACCGAAGTACAAGCAAAATTAAGCATAGTTTTAATTGGCATTTTTGTATTCATTGTCCAACCATTAGAAGCCACGTTGATAATATTTTCGACTCCGATGGCTGAACGTTCCTGTTTTCCCTCCGATTGCTTTCACAACGAAAGACAATACCTTGAATCCATATTTGAATTATACAACACCGAATCATTTAAAATCTATTTGATCCCCGCAAATTTATTTTTCAAACTTTTTGGAGCAAGGGACAAAGACAATAAAATTGAATACTATCAGGCTCGCTTATATATCACTCCCATTTTGAGAATATGGATAACTCTTACCATCGGAACTGTCTTTCTGATTTTAGATATCATCAACGAACATTCGTTTTTTGTTTATCTTCTTGTCGTTTACATCCCATTCCTAATACAATACAGTCCATTAATCGCAGGTGCTATAACTTCAGTACTTATATGCTATTGGAAAAGAGGTATTGGGATCGAAGAAGTTGGACAAAATCGCCAAATTATAGTTAGACTAACGGATAATAAAACCATACAAAACGTAAATCCAGCGCCAATCATTACCCAATTACCAGATCCTGCTATCATCGTCGATCAAGTTTTAGCGATGGAACCGAATACTATCGAAACAACTCCTGTAATACCAACGTCAAATTTTGACAGGATAATATGTCCGCCACCTTATCCTAGGGAAAATACATCTGATACACAAAGTTCAGTATACGACTCCTATAATCCATTCACACATATCTCGTCCGATTGTATGATATGAACATCAAATAATTCTATATTATCAATCTTTTGCGTTTGCAACTTTGGTCTACAAAATTGATAAAAAATCCTCAAAATTATCCAACAACTATGGAAATAAACACTTCAGTTCCATCTAATACTATAGGGGATACAATAAAACGAATTTTACAACCAAGAAAAAGAGATAGGCAATTATCTGATGATGCTTATATGCTCGAAACTTTCAATATGCCTGATTATATCAAAAGACCACGACGTCAAACAAAGAGAGTGAAGTGGAATGAAAAAACGACAGAATACTTCTATTCTGCTCTCAAAATATGTGGACCCAATATGTCTCTAATACAACAACACTTACCACAATTTACAAAACGCCAATTATTACTCAAATACCATCACGAGCGACGAAAAGATCCAATCGCAATTGAATTAGCGGTAGAAGTCTACAAAGAAAGATTGGATCCAATAATAGTTACTGGTGAAAATGTTCCGTCCAGGCCTCTTTCCATAACTAAACAATTGGAAATACATGACATGCGAACTATATCACCATTGGAAAATGCATGCAATACAACTGGATTGTATGAATTGCTAAACCAAATATAGTTGCTACAATGCCAATATGTCTGGCGCATATTGGCAAGAAGAAAAATGAAAAATTTTTTTATAATCTTCGAAATTATCTTAGACCCTTACCCCCAATACATTGCAAAAAATGACCACTGTAATTGCCCAGATTCCTGTTCCAGTAAATACCGATGTTAATGATATCATCGACAATGATATTATTGACAATGATATCATTGATGAAACAGAAATTTCAATTAAACGCGAAAAAACACCGTCAATTGCCACCACCGTAGTTGTTACACCGCAACCAGAAAACCTTAAAAGTATTGATAATATGGACGATCCACTTAAAAGCCCAATAAAACGAGATGAACGGGAAAAGGAAAAGGGTAAGAGTGACGATTTCGATCGGCGAGTTTATGACCAGACCCATAAGTGGCTAACACGAGCAACCATTAGAGTTCTTGGGCCCTATATCGGCAAGGATGAAGGTGAAGTACCAAAGGAAATTCGATTGGACGAAATTTTGCCCGAGGATCCCCAGAATCCAAATATCTGGACTAATCCAACTGGTGGTAAGTACGGGCCACTGCGAAGTCTAACCGAAGATGAAAAACCGGGTCGTTGGCTATTCCTTCGGAAGAACGGTTTTTTTCGAGCGGTCAGAAACTGGTGCCCGGGAATTGAGATAAGTGCACTTGGCCTTCCTTTTAAATATGGCGCGGAATACAACCTTTCCACTGAAGACAAGCGATATCTGGGCACAATACTTAAACTCTATCCGTTAGACAGTGAATCTGGACACCGTCCAGGACCATTACCTCGCCGTACACCTAAGACCGAGGATAGTGATGAATCCAAGAAAAGTCCAGCTCAAAGAAGTAACGAGAGATCCGGACGTGGTGATTTTGGTCGAGGTGGTAGAGGTCGCACCGACAGACAGGACTGGAGTAAAGGAGGACAAGGTCGTGGAGGTCAAGGTCGTGGAGGAGGTCAAGGTCGTGGAGGAGGTCAAGGATGGGGAAGAGGGCAAGGTCGTGGTAGAGGACAAGGCTATGGTGACAGACAAGGATGGAGTGACAAACTGTCTGGAGATAGGCAAGGATGGGGAGGACAAGAACGCGATGGCCAGGATCGCGGCAGATATAGCGATAGGACTTCTTACAATAGAAAAGCCTATAATGATAGAGATGATAATGGAAATGGAGGGCGAGGCTACAATAGAAAATCCTATAATGATAGAGATGATAATGATCACGGTTGGAAACGCACTGATCGTAATGGACAACAGGGTTGGAATAGTCGCTCATCTCAGAGACAAGAACGTGAACCGTTCCAAAGCTATCACTCAAC